CTTCTGCGTTCATATCCGCTGCTTTTACGTCAGCAGCAGAGGCAAAACGCCGTCCTTCCTCGATAATATTGCTCAACAACTGATATAAAACGTTGCTGGGCTCTTTGTAAGGCAAGAAACTGATGTTGTCTTTAATGGTTCCGCCAGGAACATCAACATCTCTGAACTCTCCAGGCATGATCGGAGTGTCATCGCCCTTAATTCTGAGCCCTCTAGCCTTCAAACCCCCTGGTAAATTCGATAATGTGCCAGCATCAACCAGCTGACGAAGCAATGAGGTGGCTGATTTGGCTAATCCACCTATCATGTGGATCAACCCAAAGCCATAAAACCCAAGACCAGGAATATACTGGTAGTGAACGAAGTGCTCTCTCTTCATTTTGAGAGGATCATCTTCATACCAGTTGCGCCTGATCGATAAAATTGTTCTAGATCCTTGATCTACGCTGACCACATATGGGAGCTGTATGCCAGTGGGCTCACCGTCCTGCATATCTTCAAAGCCAATCAGATCCAAATTGACATGAATCTCTAATATCGTGTGCCTCGAATCATATTCGTAGCTTGTGTTATCGCCAGTCAGATCATTGTATTTGGCTTCGATTGGATCTGTGTCTGGGGAAGCTGGTGGCAAATCCACATCACGATAAAAACCAGAAACTTGAAGCTTCCTGATTTCATTGGGGCTACGCTTCATAACATGAGTAGCTCTTTCGCTAGTGGTCAGATCAGAAGCCCCATAGCTGACGATAAAATCCTCAGCCGGAACAAACATACTGCAAGGTCTGCCCATGTTTGGATCGTAATAAACTTTCCTAAAAGCACTACCAGCTAACGGCAATGAGAAAAGCATTTTCTCTGTTTCGGATCTGTATTCCGTCATCTGCTCAGTAAGCAGATAATTTAAATACTCCTGCACACGAGAGGCCTGCTTTTCTTTTTCGTCGGTCATCTTTCCAACGATTGAGGTCTTTACTGGGCCGCTTGCAGGGAATATTTCTTGTATAGCCTGGGACTGAAATTTAATAACAGACTCAGATAACAATGGGTGAAAGACTCCACAAGCACCGTCCCAGGGAGTAGATCTGTCCTCATGAGAAAGACCCAATAAATCTAAGCCGTCTATGTAAGACCTTTCCCAATCTGCCCTGCTTTCTTTGTCAGATCTGAACAAACCCATTAGATCGGAAGCTATTTCGCTAAGATCCCTGTCATCTATGAGGTCTGCTAGATTTGCATCATGGGGCAACATCCCCATGTCATACAAGGTCTGAGAATCTGGATCAAAGTCGATGATTACTCCACCATCCTCAGTTTCTATCGAAACCGAATCAGGGTTCTCAATCTCTACTTCAATAGGATCACCAACCGCCTGCAGTGGGTTGCTACGGATGGTTTTGTCAACAGCCATTAGCTTCTAGACTTATCCATATCTCTTTTGACAGCACCAGTCGCGCCACCATTAGCCATCATCTTTGGGGTCATCATAACAGTCCTACCTCCGGCCTGCATTTTACCCTTTCCGTCCATAGCAAAAGTTGGAACCATCTTTCCGGTTTTGGGATCCTTAGACATAGGCATCTTAGCTTCTTTTCCACCAGCCATACCCATTTTTGTCTTTTTGCCGCCAGCGTAACCCATCTTGGTTTTCTTCCCGCCACGCATACCCATTTTGGTTTTCTTACCTCCAGCCATGCCCATCTTGGTTTTCTTGCCTCCGGCATAACCCATTTTAGTTTTCTTCTTCATAGCCACTGGCTCCATGTTGATTATATAAATTATCGAACACCTGATTTACATCAAGAGTGTAATCTAGATCTGATTTGCTGTAGTGAATATGCTGAGATGGCCTAAAGTCTGGAGCTCCCTCACCTGTAGCAAACCACGCTGGGTGAGTGACCCTAACTCTGTTATTTGGCATCGCAACGATATTGCCTGTCCATTTACCAGCATCTAACAACTCTAAAACATGAGACTGTTTATGCTGGGCTGGGTCATCAGCTATTTCGTTCTCCGCATAATCCACCGTAAATAGGTAACGTGCAGGGTAAAGCTCTCCATCAATCTTTGCAAACCACGGGCAAGGAGTGCAACGATCCAACACATAAACAGCATGATGATAGCTAGAACAATCCCAAGGCTGGCAAGCCCAACTTGGCATCGGTTCAGGCCAATCTTCAACAGGTGTATCAGCGACAAGAGCGCTGATCGGCATCCTTGCCCACATCGCCCCTCCATGAACATTCTCAGCGTTTTCATCATCGTAAGTTTCAGCACCAGTAAATATCACCTGGAAGCTTAACGATCTGCAGGGCATTGTTGTTACCGCTATAGCCATAGCGTGTAGAAACTCACCATGATACTTCTGATGATTGTGAGTGTATTCTTTTCTCACCCAGCATTTGAAATACGGGATGTTACTTTGAAGGTATGCCATTAATAATAGTTTGCCTTCTTTGGGTAAAACGGCTCTTCTTCTTCATCCGAATGAAGCCTTAAAAATCCACCCTGCCTAAAACGCAGTAACGCCTGCGTCGAAGAGTCAACGAGGTCATCGTGATCGCCATTCGGGAATGAAGCAAACTCCTCTATCACTTGTTCCGCAAACCGTGTACCAGGAGCCCATACAATACCTGAAGCAAAGAGATCCGCAACTGCGTTTACACGAGCAATTTTGTCGTTACCTCTCGAAGGAGTGTATTCCGACACAACCATACCCATTGCTCGTAACTCAAATATCAGCGGAGTACCGGCAGCCTTGGCTTCTACAATACACGCATCAGGCTGCCAGTCTTGATAATATTCCATCGCAGTCTTTTTCAGCTCTGGAAACTCCAAACGCTCTTTGTAAGCATCTAGCAAAATTATATTCGGCTGGGTGATCCCATCATCATCTGGCCTGTAAAAAACACCCCAGGTGGTGCAAGCAGAATAGTCAGAACGCTGTGTTTTTAAAAACGCCGTGTCCCAAGACTGAATAATAAACTCGCAAGGTGGCGGGGAATCATTTTCCCATTCTTGCCACCACTCTCTCTTAACCAAAGCGCTTTCTTCTGCAGATGGATTCTGCTGATACTGTGCGCTCCATTTGGGAGCTGGCAGTTCGTTCCTGAGAGCAGTTAATTCTTCTAGTGACCAAAACTCAGGCCATAACGCTTTGCCGGATGGCATGATCGCTGGAAACTCGATCACTTCCCAATCATCTGTTCCGGCACGTTGAGCGGATGATTTTAATATCTGGCCTGTTAGATCCCGTTTATGCCAACGGGTCATAACTAAAATAATAGACCCACCAGGCTGCAATCTCTGCCTGGGGCCAGATGTATACCAGTCGTATACTCGATCAAACACTCCTGAATCGGCGCTTTGCCCCTCTTGCTCTGAGTGGGGATCGTCAATGATCAATAGATCAGCGCCTTTACCAGTTACCGCACCACCAACACCTATAGCGAAATACTCGCCACCTTTGTTTGTGCTCCAGCGTCCGGCTGCTTTTGAATCTGCTCTAAGCGCAACGCTGGGAAATATATTCTTGTAATCATCACTGCCTACCAGGTTTCTAACCTTTCTGCCAAAGCCAACGCTTAGTTCTGCAGTGTGAGCTGTTTGTATTATCTTCTTTTCTGGATATCTGCCCAGGAACCATGAAGGCAATAAGAACGATGCAAACTCTGATTTGGTATGCCTTGGCGGCATATTAATTATCAGTCGCCGCAACTCTCCAGAAGCGACACGCTCAAAAGCCCTTGCCATGATCTTATGATGTCTGCCTTCTATGAACGCAGGCCATACATAATTAACAAACCCCATAAACCCGTCACGGGCAGATTCTTTCTTCCCAGCTTCTTCGTGCTGTTCTAAGAGAGAGAGGATCTCCCTCTGCTCTTCGATTGGAAGTTCCGGTAAGGACTTGAGTATTTCGGGGTCTATTTTATTTGGCATGGGTTCCCTAGAGAACGTTCTCATCTACAGCTGCTGTCTTGGCTCCGTACCCCAGGGAGGAGCCATAAGATCGTTCTAATCGAGAACGTTCTCTTGATAACTATAGGAATTGTACCATCTTGCATAGCTTGACAAGGTGAGTCAATAGATCGATCTCAATTTTTTTTGCAAAAAATTTTTGGGGCCTGGGACTCCGGCACTAATTCCTAGAAAAAAAAGGGCCAGAGATGTGGATCGTGGATCGGGGTTTTCAGAAAATAGGGTATTTGTTTGAGCATTTTACTATACATAGGTGCTTGCGCTGACGATTTTGCTAAGGGGGGGTGGGGTGCAGCTAAGAAAAGTTGTTAGAAAAGCAAAAAAAAGGATCCCGAAAACCTACATCAAAAAGGCTTCTTTTCTGGGGCTACCAGGGAGAGCCCTGGCTTTTAATGGAGCGGTCTATCTGTCAGAGCTTCTATCTTTCTCTGGATCTCCTCAGCTATCTCATCAGCTGATCTGTCGTCGGTCTTTTGTTCTAGCCGATCTGTAAAGAGGGCGACACTTTTCCCAAGAAGGTTAGCGGCCTGGAGCTGGGCAGCTGACGGCGGCTCTCCTGTTGTGCTGTCTACATCCGACTCAAGCCACTCTCTAAGCTTTCCCAGTACACGGTCACGATCTGAGACAGCCTTACGGGCTATAGCTTTCTCTTTACTGGCTACTATCGAATCAATCCTAGTGGTTATCTTGGGGTCACTCATTAACCGGCTCGACTCTCTATGCACCATAGAATCCCCACCGTTCACCTGGTAACA